TCATATCAGGAACTTGTTCGCACCTTCCTTAGTAAAGGTATGGGTCCAGGCTGTCTTGCTGGAAACTTCCGTTCCTACACTGATTTCATTTTCAGTACCGGGAATACCCTGAATATAAGTCTGAGCCTGCGTGCCGGGGCGAAATTCCCAGGACACGCCACTGAAGTTTTGCGAACCATCAGCATTTTCAAGCGGGGTGCCATCAAGATAAATATCTTTCCCGGTTAAACCACCTGCAAATTCACCCTCACCTAATGCGAGCAGAATTTTGGCTTTCGCAACGGACTGTAAATCATCCGGCTGTTCCGTCGGTGTACGCTGCTTTGAGCCGCCACCCTTGCGCCCTTTAATTATGTTATTTGCCATATTACGCCCATAAAAAAAGCCACCGCAAGGTGGCCTGAATTGGATGGTTTACTGAATAAAACTTATTGCTGGTCTTCTACGTAAATACCGGCAGATATAATGGCTCCGCCAATTCGGCGTTTGCCATAAAGCAAAGGGACCGGGTATCCCTGAGAGGCAGTATTCGTCACGCCCCCAAAGGCGTAGGACGCTTTATTGTCAGCGGATTCTTTTCGGGCCAGGCCTGCTGGCTGTGGGGAGAGCATCTGAACAACGCCGCCGAGCATCATAGCAGCCCCCATTTTATAACCAAATGCTGACACGGGGTTGCCAGGAACAAAGTAAGAGCCGACAGCAGAGGCAACAATAATAACTGCTCCAAGAATTGTTTGAAGCAGCCCCGCCTTTTTACTACCAATTAAAACAGGAACAATTCTGATAACTTCACCACCAACGGGGAATCCTAAATCATCCTTACCGATATTTTTCTTTCCTTTGAAAACAGCAAAGGTCAACCCTTTTTCTTTGCTGTTATTCATGAAATTTTCAAATCCAGGGATGGTTGCAGCCAGCGCTATGCCTGCTTCTTGGACTGTTGAAATCAACCGATGATGAACCTTCCCGAAAGTTTTGCCAAGAATTCCAGAAAGCTCAATTCTTGTCATTATTTCCTGCATAATAGCTCCAGCTGGTGGGAAACGAGTTAATTAATAGTGGTTGGCCTTATATCCAAATCGCCATTAGCATCCGTAAAAACTCTTGCTGCTTTTTTCTCTCCAGCTTTAATATTGAAAAATCGTTCTTGTCTCTCTCGGTTTAAACTGCAAAGTCCTTTACCTTCAAGATTAGCACCGACAGCCCACTCTCCTTCTGATAAATAAAATGTCGCTTTTTCTTTCGGATCCAGTTTCGCTACTCGTTCACCATTCAAATAAACTGTTGCATAGCATCCTGCTCCCACGAATCCTGAATCACGAACGATTGTCAGGCTACCGTTATTACCTTCGTTTTCTTGATATTTAAAAACATGCTCTTTTGAGGCGGAAATAGCTTGGCTGGGAGGTACAACTGTTGTCGAACAGCCTGTTACTGTGACAATTGCCAATGCTAGAGCTATTTTTTTCATTTCAGTATCCCTTGGATTTATAGTTAAAATTCCACAAGAGATTAACACAGAGAATGGTATCGGACGATTTTCATCGTCCTGTCTAACCAGTATCCACCATACGGCACGCGCTTGCTGAGATGGCCATACAGGTGATGCAGCAGCATATTCCCTTCCAGCAGAATCCCGGCGTGGTTCCACTTATCCGCCTGCACCTGCATGATCACCATATCACCCGGTTGCGGTGGACCATCAAACTCACGGAACCCGCATTCATACCAGCAGTCCTGATAAAAATTGTCCGGATACTCCTTTTCCCACCACGGATAATCGACGCGGTAATCGTGCAGCTCGATGCCGTGGGTTTGCCGAAAATAGCTCATCACCAGGCCCCAGCAATCGTAGTGGCCCAGCACGAATGGTCGCTCGAGGAGCGGCAACTCACCACGCGGATGGATGGTACGGAGATCGCCTTCTGGCCAGCTGATAATATGCCAGGGGAGAAAGGTCGCGTCGCATTGCGCTTTATCCAGTTCGCTCGGCTGGGTGGTGGCATCAGGATGGCTGTGAACAATACCGGTGATCGTTCCCCATTCCTCAACCTCCGCATAATCCTCCGGCGCCAGCACAAAATTATCTTTCGACTCTGTGGCCAGGTTCCGGCAGGGGAAATAACGCTCCGCTCGGCCCCTCTGGGCGACGAGGCCGCAGGCCTCGCGCGGATATTCTGCGGCCGCATGTTCCTGGATGGCCTTAATCGTTTTCTGACGCATATCAGCTCCTGATTAATGAGGTGCCGGGGAACCCGCCAAACGGCAGTTCACTATTCTCACCATGACGTAATTTACAGGCCGTGAGCGTTCCGTTGCAGACATCCTGCGACGGGTCATCAACTGGCTGATTGTTCCTGTCAAAATACCGGGTGCCGGCATAGTCGCACCCGTTACCACTGCGGTACTGATTGCGGATACACCAGGTGCAAATCGCATGCAGCTGGCGAGTGGGGATCATCATCCCCTGCAGGGCAAACGGGCTGGAGAGAGTAAATTCCACCTTCTCATCGTCTTCATAATGCTTTACGTCAATGAAGAAAAGGCGCCGTTTCTCCTGAGTCGGATCAGCTGAGGCATTCCCGTCCGGAAAGTTCTTCGCATCGAGATACTGTTTTTGCGTGTCGTGGATGACAACCCGCGCCAGAGCCAGATCGTCGTAATGAAGACAGAGCGCGGCTATCTTCCCGTCGATGTTCCCTACCCGCAGCGTTGGCTGCGCGTCACTGCCCGTGGTGGAGGACTCGATCCCTTCGATTTCACATGGCCAGGCTTTATACTCCCGCCCCTGCCACCAGATGCTTTTCGCCGGCAGCTTATGCAGGTCGCCGCCAGCGGCGAGGATTTCGGCTGCAGTATGGGGAACGTTATAGCCGTGGAAATACAAAACCTCATCCAGGCCAAACGCCTGTCCATCGATCTCCAGGAGACGAACCTCATCGCCTGGCTCTAACTTCTGATAATTCGCGTTAAGGCTCATGGTTTAAATGCCTGAATAAAAGTGGCTGAAAGTGAGTAATTTCCGCCGCCCAGCGGCACCGGTTTGTATTGTTCGCAGCGGTAAAGCCCCACCTCTTCCAGAGGCGGGGTCCACTGAAACGCGCGGGTGCCGGCATGACGGTCGAAGAACTGCTTAATCGGACGGATATAGTCCTCCGTACCGACAAAACTCAGCTCCCAGTCCTGTGATCGGGTGTTAATACCATCGCCGGATACCTGCGCATACCCGTCACCGAACTGCGCCTTCCGGACACGAAAGTTAACGGTCTGCTGGGGATTAACCCGCGGACTCCAGGTGAATATCTCAATAGCCATCAACGTTGCCCTTTAACTGCATTCCAGACCATCCCGCCAGGGCGCATATCCTGCGCCATCAGCTCCCTGTATTTTTTCTCCACAAACGAGCCGATCTGCTGGCCAAACTGCTCAAAACCAGACGGCGCCTGCGTTGAGGTGTTTCCGCCTTCAATCGTGATATAGACTTTTGGCCCTTCCGACGCGCCGGCGTTCTGAACACCACCGACAGCGCGTACACCCAGCGAACCATCGCCGGCACGCGTCAGCGGCATGATGGCCTCCGGCCCGGCCTCGCCAAATACGCCGGCCCCTTTTGCGAAAGCGAAGAACTGCGGAGAGTCGTAGACCTGGTTGCTGTATGCGCTCAGCGACGGTGAGTCGTAAACGCCGCCTTTGGCGTTGAACTGGAAGTTACTGGCGGCATTCTGGATCGCCGTCCCCGAGCCTGCGCCCGCAGCGCCCGTGACAACGCTGGTCCCGACGCCCACCACGCCCATAATGGTTTGCATGACGGAACTGGTGACCAGCGCCTGAGCGGCCATATCAACGAGGTTTTTTATGATCGACTGCGTGAGCGAGGAAAACAGGTCAGCCATGTTCTCCTTAAAGCTTCTCGTCCGCGTCAGCATGCTCGTCAGGAAGTTGCTTGAGCGCTCATGGGCCGTTTCAAATAACCCGACGGCCAGGCTCTGGAATTCTCCCTGTGATCGGTATAACTCCAGTGACGTCTGATACTGCGCATCGGCGGATTCTTTCGTCGCCTTCTGCATAAGCATTTCGTACTGTTCTTTGCTGATCGCGCTGCCCTGGTAGTACGCCTGCAGCAATGCCTGCCGCTGCGCAAGCTGATTGCGCAGCGAGACCAGTGGATCAACTTCGCCGGCGATATCCAGTGCCGGCGCAGCGATTTCATCGGCATGCGCCTGCAGCAGCTCTTTCGCAGTATCTCTGGCCAGCGTTATTCGTGCGGCCTGGTACTCTTTTTCATCAAGAAGGCGGGCTTTGAAAAGCTCAGCCAGGTCCCGGCTGGCTTCCTGCTCTTTTCGCAGGGTTTCCTGGGCGGGGGAATACTGCGCGGCCAGATCCAGTCGCTGTTTCTGGTAGTTCTCTGCATTCATTAACAGCGCGCGCTGCAGGTCAGCATCACTGGCGCCATTTTTCTTCGCCGCTTCCTGCAGCTCCCTGTTGCTGTCCTTTTCCTGCAGGTTAATTCTGGCCAGGCTGGATGCATGGGCTTCTTCAATTTGCTGCCGCAGCGTTTTGAACTGGTCGACCTGGGACTTACTGCCTTTCCCCGTGCCGGTACCGCCATCGCCGCCCCAGGGATTTCCATCTCCGGTCTCTTTGGGGGGCGTGCTTAACGCTCCTTTCAGATCGTCCGTAAGGGAGGTTATTTTTCCCGATAAACCCAGCTGAGCTAGTGTTTTTGCATCACTGACACGCTTAATGTTTTCCTCGGTTTTGCGGAGTCCCTCGTTAACGCTATCGAGATCCGCCCGCGCCCGCGTCTGGTCTTTTGTCACCCCTTCCAGCTGGCCGAAGGGGTCAAACCCTTTCAGGCTGTCGATACGACTGTCGGCATCCTGAATCTCTTTTATCAGCTGGTTACGCTGCACGACCTGGTTTTCGTACTTATCCTCCAGGTCGAACTGCTTCACATTTAACTGGTTAAGCGAGAGGCGCATCAGCGCTTCACTGGTTTCCACTACGGCATCTTTTAAATCAATGGCCGATTGCCGGGCTTCTTTTGCTTGTTGATGGAAATACAGTAATGCAGAGCCAGCCAGCGTCGCCGCGCCAACCGGACCACCAACAAAAGCCAGGGCGCCTCTTGCCAGGCCCACCGCAACGGAGGCCGCACGGGCTGATATCGACAATTGCCGGTTTGCCGCTGCCAGTTTCAGTTTCGCCTGGCTGGCCAGATTGGTTTGCTCAGTTTCCTGTCGGATGAGGCGGGTAAACTCATCCTGGTAACTTATATTCATCCCGTACTGTTTAGCCGTCCGCTCCATCTGCCGGTAGTGGCCAAACTCAGCGTCGTTCTGTTTCAGGATGGCCGCTGTCGAATCCAGCGTTTTGCGGGCAATATCCGCATCAGCCTGCGCCCGCGCTTTTACCGCCGCCTGGCTTTCCCGCCAGGCCGCGATATTCTCCCGCAGCCCTGCAGTCAGTTTCGTGGATAACACGGGGATCAGGCTGTAAAGCGCCACGCTGGAGACGGTGTTGAAATTGTCTGCCAGGCTGTTCAGTGCCTCCGTGGCAACCTGAATCCCGCTGCGGAGTGGCCCGTTACTGCTCTGGCCGATCTTAATGACCATCCCTTCAAACGCACTGCTCAGCCCCAGCAAATCGCCGTTCAGGTTGTTAACCCTGATGGATGCCTGCTCATGCGCCGTTTTGGTACCGGTCAGGGAAGCGGTCAGTTCATCAAGCTTTGAACGGTTCTGGACCAGGATAGACGCCGCATTCAGGTTCTCCACGCCAAACAGTTTTACGGCCTGGGCCGTGGAGAGATTTTTCCCGGAAAGATTGGTCAGCGCCTGGCTGAGACCAACCACGGACGGCTTGAGGCTCTTGTCCGTGCCCTTTTCCAGATTCAGGATGACGTTACGCAGCGCCGTGCCGGCTTCACCGCCTTTAATTTCACGCTCTGCCAGCACCTGAATCGCGGCATTCAGCTGCTCAAAACCAACGCCGGCCTGTGCGGCTGCGACGCCACCATTTTTAATGGCGGCCGCTGTATCCACAATCTCCGACGACCCGTACTTCGCGCCGGCGGCCAGCACGTTGATATAACGATCCGCCTCCTGCGCGCTCGCCCCGTACTGGTTTAAGGAGAGCGCCAGCGTTCTGGTCGCATCGGGCAGCGTTGTGCCGGCGGCCTGCGCCAGGATAAGCGCGCTGTTCGTAGCCTTCTGCAGTCCATCGGACGTTTTTAAAAGCTCCGGTTTAGCCGACGCCATCAGCTTTAACGCCTCGGCGGCCTGGCTGGCGCTGTACTCTGTCGTGCGCCCCATTTCCTGCGCAGCCAGATCCAGCGCTTTCATTTCAGCAGCAGTCGCACCGGTGATGGCCTGCAGGTCTGATAATGCCTGTCCATATTGTCTGGACGTGGTGACGATCGTGCCGATGGAAAGGCCGGCTCCTGCCAGCCCCGCCAGCCGGCTGGCCATCCCGGATATCGACAGACCGACCTTTTTATAGGCGTCCTCCGTCTTTTTCGCGTCCGCCTGGGCATTACGGTTGAACCGTCGTGACTGGTTCTCCGCATCGCCATACGCTCCCAGCAGCTGGGATTTAAAACTGGCTGCGTTCAGGTGCAGCCCGACCGCTAAAGATGCGACGTCTGCCATTACATTAATGCCCTCATGACTGCCGCGCATTCATCATCGACCCGGGATGGCGCAGGTATGGTTTCGGTAGGTGGCGCGTTTTCATCGCCAGGACGGCGGAAAGTGCCTTGTTTCAGGAAGTAGGCTCGCCAGTGGTACAGAGTGTTGGCCGGCAATGCGGCAATTTTGGATGGGTCAGGCTCGCCCCAGCGGTCGGCCAGCCAGAAGATCAGCTCCAGCCAGGGCGAGTCACTCAGTTTTTTTCCGCTTCCTCCAGCTTGCCGATTGCGTGTTGCTTCACTTTTTCCACAGCGGCCAGCAGTTCGGGGTTTTCATGGGCCTTCAGCAGCTCGGCTGCCGTGGGTTTAAATTCATCCGGAATGGCCGTTCCATCCGGCTGAACCAGTGCATCGATGACGATCTGAATGACTTGCTCCGATGCCTCGCGCGCTGCGCCAGCTTTTGCGGTTTCAGCCATTTTCTCTTCGTAGCTGATGAGGTAATCCCCGGTCAGGCGGCGGATGAATACGGTGGCGCCAAATAACTCGGTTTTAATGACGGTTGGCTCCGATTTAAGCAACGCGGATTTCAGCGTGGACAGGTAATCTTTATCTTTCACAGGTAGTCCTTAAAAATAAAAAGCCACCCGAAGGTGGCTGTTTACAGGTTAAGTTAATCAGGCGCCGCCGGAGACAGCGACGGTTCCCCAGGTGATCTTGTTCTGTTTACCCTGAACAGTGATCTGGATGACCTCATTCGCCGGAGCGGCGATTTCATTCATCTGCCACCCGGACAGCGCCAGGAGCATCGTCGCTGTTCGCTTGTTGGGTAATTCGACGTATAACTGGATGGTCTTGCGGGCCTCTGCTGCGTTCAGCAGCGCGGCAAAATCGGTATTGCCCGGATCATCAATGAAGCCCAGCGACTTTTCAGGCCCGTCAGGCAGATCGCTGATGGACTGTTTCTGCTTATCCAGTAACGTGGTGCAGTCGACAAAGCCCCCCGTCTGCCCCATTGCACCCAGCGCTTTACAGTTAATCAGCGGTTTCAGCGCTGACGTGGCAGCGCCAGGCTCCCCGTATTTCACAATGGTGCCCGCCGGCAACATCGCATATTCAGGCGAAGTTTTATCAGCCATGTTTCTCTCTCTTTTTATACGGCAGCGGATGCTACCTGTTTTCAATGCCGTTTCGGATTTCCACGGTTAACACGCGCAAAACGGTCTGGAGGTTGTAATCCAGGGCGGGTCGGATAAAGGGGTCTGCAACCTGTTTAACCGTGCCAAACTCCTGCGCCAGCGCCTTCATATGGTGCTGCTTGCTGGGGCCAACACGGAGCGTTACAACCGCGTTCCCTTTACCCTTGCGGGTGGAAGAGCGGATTTTGATTGAGTCCCGCATGTGCGGCCCGGCAGACGTTTCGTCAAAGCCGGCATGCTGCTCCATATCTTCCTCGACGACCTTTAGCGCTTCGCGCCCGGCATCCCGCAATACCTTCGTCGCCACTTTTTCGCCCAGGGCCATTAACTGCCGCTCCAGCTCATCCAGCCCTTTAACTTCCATTCGGATCACGAGGAGTCCTCCACGTAGTGAATGATGAAATCGCGGGTCAGGCGATACTGAATGCGACGATTCGTCAGCTGGTTTTTATCCTGATGGATACCGCCTCGCTCCACATACTGAACCGGGATACCCTCCAGCTGGCCATGAACGACGGACTTCAGTTCCGTCCAGATTTTTTTATCCAGCTGCAGCAGTGAGGTGTAATCATCGAGACGGTACAGATTCACCTGGATACGGGCAGATACGATCCCCGTTCGCAACATTCCCGAGACCATTTCCGGGTCAGAGATACGCTGAAAGGTCGCACCTTCCTGGACTGTGTCCGGCAGTAAAAGCGGATACGCATTCATGCCGGTGATGCGCTCCAGCGCACCCTTAATCGCCAGCTCTATCATGCCGCACGTCAGCCTCCCCCGTGATAATGATCCGGTCTGTTTTGCGGTCGATATTCCGGACGGTATAAACCAGATTTTTCGTCGTGATTTTCCAGTCAATATCAACCAGCACACCCGGATAGACCGTGAACAGGCAGGTTTCCACCACCTGCTGCTGATCCAGCGTGCGGACTTTTCGCCCCGATACCAGCTCCCGTTTTGCCCACGCTTTTCCCGATTCAACCTGCTTTTCCGGTAGCGGTTCGCCCAGCGGCCCACGACCGGACTGAACGTAGCTAATTGCAATGCGACAGTTCATATCACCCGGTTTCAGGCTCATAGCGTATGCTCCTGCAGGGGGAAAAGAAGATGCCTCACCGCATCGGTTTCCAGCCACTGTCCGGTATGGCCATTCAGATACGCATCGCTGACCAGAAACTGAATAGCCAGCCGGATATCTTCATCCGCGATGAATCCGCGGACGGTCTCCGGGAGCGCCTGCAGCTCTTCATCACTGGTGACCAGCTTGCAGTAGTAATCACGCTCGATGCTCCGCTGCGCGGCGTTCACCATTTGCGTGAGCATGGCATCATGCTCCGTGAAGTCCAGTTCCAGGCGTAGCTGGGTTTTCACATCATCCAATGTCAGTATCAAAATCGCTGTCTCCCGGCTTCGGTTTCAGCGCACGTTCGGCATCCTCCGGCCATACCGCGATACGCCGCTTAACCAGTTCTTCGGCGCGCGATCCTTCAAAGCACGCGATATCTCCACGGGAATAACGGTGGTGCGGCCCAAGGAACACAACGGATTTACGCTCTGCCTGTGCGACCACGGTCGCATGGTTGTCCTGTGTGCCTGTTTCTTCCGGCTCCACTGCTTTATTTTTCGCAGCCATAACATTCTCCTGAAAGGGAAAAGCCCGCATATGCGGGCCGTATTTACTGAGGGATGGGTTAGAACAGGACGCCGGTACCCAGCACCAGGCCTTCCGGATGACGGAAGCCAATATCATGCTCAGTAACAACGCGGATTAGCGACTGGTTACGGGAAAACGCAGATACCAGGGTGCCATCGGCATCGATGTAAGAGGCTTCCTTCGAGAAGTCGACTTTCATATTGCCGTCTTCAGCGATAACCACATCATTGAAGTCAGCAAAGTAAATCTCAGTCTCCTTACCCCCGGTCCCCAGATTCGCAGGGATCGCGCTGGTACGCTGAACCGGATATCCTTTAAGTAATCCCTGAGCCATTTCCGGATAGACTTTGTTGCCGTTGCCGTCACGCAGCCCAAACAACTTCATATAGGTACGGTTCGACATGCCCCAGCCGCTGCTGATCATATTGCTGTTGCCGTCCATCGCCATCAAAATGATCTTGTCCAGGTACTCGTCAACTGTGTTCAGGTTGATCGCTGCATCAGCTTCCCACGGCAGCAGGCGGTTCCACTGCGTCGCGCGCGCCTTCATACCAATCGGTGTATCGCCGGTACCGTCATCGCGCATAAAGGCTTTATCCTCACGCACTGAGATGGCGGTCAGAATATCCTGCAGGACCAGCTGCTCGACGTTGAATCCGGCGCGGCCAATCAGTGCATTGGAAATAGGCACCATCGCAATCAGAGTTTTCGCCGTAAGTTTTACATCATCAAAGCGTGTTTCTGATGTCTTGGCGTCTTTGTTTTCTCCTGTGTAGCTTGCCGTTGCTCCACCGGCCACGCGTGGTAGCGTCATATTACCGTTAGGCAGCGGAACGGGACGGGCACCCAGCTTGCGGACGATGGTTCGGTCGCTCAGTAGCTCGATCACCTCACTGTGGAGGTTCTGCGGAATAAGCACACCACCGGACGCCGCTGCGGTGGAAATGGCCATCGATACGGACTGGTCATTCAGCTCTTCTGAAGCGAATTTTGCCGCGTCCTGCAGATTCCCTGCGCCTGCGGCGACAGACATAACCAGTCGGGTCATGCCAGCACCGGTGTACTGTTTAGGCTCCTGCTTAACAATAATGCCGGGGGCCTGCTGAGTCGCTTTCACGGGTTTTGCGACCAGCGCCGCAGCACGTTCGGCGGCTTCCAGGCGTTCAATTTTGGCGCTGATATCAGTGAACTGCTGCTGCAGGTTCGCAAACTCCGTCAGCTGCTCCGCAGTCAGCGTGCTGCCGCTGGCGTCAATGGTTGCCAGGGCCTGAACCTGTTCGTTGATACCCGCACGCTGACGACGCAATTCTTCAATCTGTGGCATTTGATTTCTCTCTTTTTAGACATAAAAAAAGCAGCCTGCTGGCTGCTTAAGGTGACGCGGTTTGTGTTTGCGCCGGGTTACATTTTGGTTTGCAGGTCCATCGCGGCTGCCTGCATCTGAATGGAGGTTTTTTGACGGGGTTGCTGATACTTTGCCGCGATAGCATTGATCGCCGCGTGGGGGTCAGAGACTTCATCCGCCAGGCCGGCAGACACCGCGCCAGGGCCAAAATACAGCCCCGCCTGCGTATCAATGACGGCCTGCTGCTTCAGGCCGCGATATTCGGCCACCGACCCCGTAAACGTCTCGTACATTTCGTCGATCATGCCCTGGAACATACCCAGCGACTCTTCACTCAGTGGTTCATGTTGGGTGCCGTTATTTTTGTTATCTCCCCGGTAAATGGTGGTGAACGTCAGCCCCATTTTTTCTTCCATCTTCGACGTATCTAGGTGCTCCATGATCACACCAATCGACCCCACGCCACTGGTCTGGCTGACGATGATTTTGCTGCAGGCCGATGCGATGAAATACGCGGCGGAATACGCGCTGTAGTTCACAATCGCCGTGATGGGTTTCGTGTCGCGAGACTGATAAATGTAATCGGCCAGCTCCTTGCACCCCACCGCTGCGCCGCCGCCGGAGTTAATATCCAGAACGATTTCGCTGATTGAGGGGTCGTTTAACGCCGCCTGCAACTGCCCGCGGATCCGCTCGTAGCTGGTCAGCTCGGAGCACATCGCCGTAATCTGCCCCCGGCGTGGAACAAGAATGCCGTGAACGGGGATCACCGCCACCCCGCCGGTGGGCTGGACCTGCTCAGCAGCAGGTGATTTACCCGGATTCAGCGCCATCTGAATGACGGCATCTTCGGTGATCCCCTGAATACGGGGGATGAGCACCGCTTTCACGGAGTCCATTGTTTGCCGCGTCACGTAATGCGGCACACCAAAGACCATATCTGCCAGGTGCGGCAGGTTAATTAATTTCGTTGTCATGTTGTCTTCCAGGTCATCCCGCGCGGCGGGAAATAATCAGGCTCTGGCCAGAAGGGTTTCGATTTCGGCCAGCTGTTTTGCTGTCGGCGACTTATCGCCAGGAAGGATCTGCGCGCTGTCGACCATATTGAGCGGCGTCAGGTATTTGTCCCCGCCGGCAATTGGCGGCAGATTCTCCATACGCCGGATATCGTTAGTGGATAGCCATCCCCACTGGCGGCCCAGCGCATACGATTCATAGCGTGACTTCTGGTCGCCTCGCAGCAGCCCGGAAACGTTGAACTCGATGTACAAATCGCGGCGTTCGCTGGGCAGAAGCAGATCGCGCTGCAATGCACCCTCATGGCGTTTCAGCCAGGCCAGCAGCGTATACATCACGAACTGTAGGCCCTGGTGCTCGATGTTGTTGTTGGTCGCTTTCGCCAGCATCTGCACCATATGTGGCGGGATTTTATAGAGCCGGCAGACCTCTTCCACGCCCCACTGCCGCGACTGTAGCAGCTGCGCCTTTTCGTTATCCTGCGACAGTTGTTTGTAGCTCATGCCCTCCTGCAGCAGTGCCACAGAGAACATATTGTGAATACCGGAATGGCGCTCGGTCCATTTCGCCAGCAGGCGATCAATAGCATCCTGGCTTTTAATGGTCGCAGCCTCTTTCGGTCGCTCTATCACCCCGCTCATCGTTGTCCCGCGCCGAAATGTCGCTGCCGCATGCTCCTCAACGGCCAGATTCAGCCCCAAGACATCGGCGTTCGTCTGAATGGGGGAACTGCCGATATAGCCATCCAGAGAAAAGACCTTCACATGGTGCATCATGCGCATCGGCAAAATTTCACCGACTTCCGGGAGTTCGTAATACGGCATACCGTCCGGCCCTTTCAGCACAATGACCTTTTTCGGGTTAATGGGGATCAGCTCTTTCGGGTAGCCTTTTCCGTCCCGTTCGATGATCGAGTAGCAATTTCCCTCCAGCCCCAGCAACCCCTGCTGCTGCTCGAAATACTCGAATGAGGTGTCTTTTCTGTTGGGCTGGGAATGAATCAGGTCATAAACCGGGTGGTCCGTCGCACGCTGGCGCCCGCCATTTTTATCCCGCCGGTAAAGTTCGCACGGCAGCTGCGCGACGGACTCAGCCAGGAGGGTGACACAGGCCCGGACCGCTGAAAGTCCCAGAGCGGTTTCCGGCGTGATTATGATGCCAGTTTTGCTCTGGCTTGAACGAACCCCGCCCAGCATAGCTTCCCAGAAGCTATTACCCGAGTATTGTCGGCCCCTGAACATCTGGGGTAGGAACATTATTTACCTCCGCCATTGCTGACGCCGGAGGAAAAGGCCCGGGTTGTCATATATGACCAGCCCAGACAAATAATCCCTCCTGTTATCAATCCCACTGATGGAGAAATAAGCCAGGCACCTGCGGATAACAATCCAGCACCAGTGAGGCCGACAATAAAACTCAGAACTGAAATTAGCATGCTATATCTTCCTCATCGTATACGGATGTCATCACTGAACTGTTAAGCATGGCGCGCCCCAGCCCCATCATTAAACCAACCGCACCATCTATCTTATTCTGCCGCCCTTCTTTCCCGGGACGCACAATATCGTCACTTCCGGGAAGGTACTGGCCGACGATATTGGAAATACACCAGTTCATGACGGGGTGTCCGTCATGATGAAATCTCCCCGAGATGAGCGCAGCCTCAATCTCTCTCATAGGATCACTCATGTGGGTAAAATTTTGTCTTATCTCGACAGGCTCAAGCCCCTCTTCCTCAAGCATGTGACGTAATGAAGTCGCGCCATAAGGATCAATGGGGCATTGGGCAATTTTTACGGTATTCCGCAGCTTCAGGATCGTTTCAAATATCAGCCTGTAATCAACTTCACCACCATCGGTCGGGATCAACTTACCCTGCCGGACAAAGGACTGATAACGTTCTGCGGTACTTTTCAGCGCGGTCTCCTGCGAGTAAATGGTTTCTTCGGGTGCCCAGAACAGAGGAGAAACACAGTAAAAATGTGTTATTCCGTCTATTTCACGACGAAAAACTGGAACCACGGCATTGAGGTCAACTTTCGAGGCCAGATCGATACCCAGCCAGCATTCTTCCCCTTCAAAATCTGACAACTTAAGGTTTTTATCGGCTGCATCCATCCATTTTCTCAGGTCGTAATAAGCTGATTTTGCGCTTACCCAGCGATTGAAATGCTTGGTCAGAATCTTGTTTGTCTGCCCGGGCGTCGACATACCCAATAATTGTTTAGCCCGGAGAAAATCTGCTTTTACCGAAATGCCATAGTTGGGGTTTGCCTTGATTAATGCCTCAGGAGTCGTCCAGTCATCATCGTCATCAAGGCCATAAATCAGCCCAAATATGGTTTCATTTTCCTCGCCATTACGGGTTCTCCGCAGGATCTCGACAACCTGAGTACGCTTTTCATAGCAAGGGGATGTAATGTCATAGCCGGCGGTGGTGATGATCAGTGTCATCGGTTGTTCACGAGCCCCCATACCGGTGGTCATGGTAGTGTAAAGCGCATCAGTAGTATGTTCGTGATATTCATCAATGATGGCGCATGATGGCGAATCACCATCCCCCGGGTCACCGATCACAGGCGCAAAAACCGAACCGTCAGGGCGCGTCATTTTTTTTGCCCAGGGTTTTATCGAGAATTTTTGCCGCAATGCCGGCAGCTTTTTCACCATTTGCAGCGCCGGAGAAAATACCTTCCATGCCTGTTTTTCAGTCGTGGCGCCGCAATAGACTTCTGCACCATGCTCGCCATCTGCACAAAACATATAATTTCCTACAGCAGCGGCAATAGCGGATTTCCCGTTCTTCCTGGGCACCTCGATATAGATTTCAGAGAAACGACGCAGGCCTGTCTTCTTGTGTACCCATCCAAACGGTACGCCAAGAGCGAACTTCTGCCAGGCTTCAAATTCAATCCGGAGTTTACGCCGGGCCCATTCCCCTGAGGTATGAGGCATTTTCTGGGCAAAACGAAGAAATCGTTCTGCTTTGTTTTTATCGAAGCGGTAGGGCCAGTGGGGATCCTTTGCTCGTTCGAGGTCGTCCAGATGTCGCTGACAGGCAAGTACCGTTAACTGACACGCCAGAATCTTCCCGCCAACGATATCCCGCGCATACTGGTTCGCTGCATTGACGTTCGGATAGGTTGCCATCAGTCAAACTCATCGAATTCATTCCCGTCATCGTCCGGATCCTTTTGTCCGCTGGTCATGCGAAGACGACTGAGCGGATCTAACCCCAACAGAGAGCCCAGGCGGGCAAGCTGGGAAACCGAGTCATTCCGGACATTAACTGCAGGGTGTTTTTTCAGCCCCCCCATTTCACTTTCTGAGGTCAGTCCGCTGGCCAGCATTTTTTCGGCTTCGAGCATCAGATGAAAAGCATTGCAGTAAGCCAGCAACAAAGGTGCGTCCTCCAACTCAAACACCCCTCGGTCGATGAGTATTTTGCTTTGCGTCTTCCACATTCTTATTGCCGCCTCCCCCATTAACTCAGCGGGAGGCGCAATACGTGTTAATTTGCTTTTTTGCCCGGTGGGTAAAGTGGGTTTTCGGCCACCACCGGACGATCGAATTCCTCCGGCCATAAACGTTCCTTTGATAGATGAAACCTTCCGGAAAAAAGTTTCTTATTTCTGGCGTGTAAAAATAGACTTCAACGGGCAGTCCCGAAGCGCGAAAGGGGTCAGGGATTTGCTCCCCCCTCCCCCTGACTGCAGCTGCCTCAGTCGAGGTGGAGGTCGTCATTCCGGCTGCGCCGGCGGCGAACACGGTTCGCATTGCGTGGGCCGGCATATCTCAGACGTTCAATGAACACCAGTTGTTATACCGGGGTCAGGATTCTGTCGCGGTAGCGGAGCCTCCATCGGCCTGCAGTACGCTTTCTGGTAGCCGTTCATCTAATGGCTGGTTCTCGAACACCTTCATCCCAAACTGACCGATCCAGGTGCTGACTGAGTTGATGTTCCCTGCGATGAAGTCGGTCACCTCGGCGATCAATCCTTTAACGACGACATCCGTACTCTGACGCCAGTAATTCTCAATCGCGACCAGTAACGGATCGGAACCATTACTGACAGATTGTTCACCTACGCTATACGTTTTTTTCTTCGCGCTATCGGTGATACATCGCAGCTGGCTGGTCTGGACGGCTCCAACCTCTGCCGCAATTACCTGCATCGTCAACGTAGCCACTTTGTTCCCGTCTGCATCAGCACTGGATGCATAGAACATGGAGAGCGTCAGATCCGTGCGTTGATACATCATTGCTTACCTCCCCTACGATGGCGGGAACGACGACCGCCTGGAAGCGGAGATTGTTGCTCCTGTACCAGCTCACCCACTAAAGGTTCCTGAGCCGACTCAGCAGCCGGTGCCGGTGCAATATCATGCGCAATCGTCAGTTTCAGCAGTGGGCGGCCGCCCTGGACGTGCTCAAAATGGATGCCATGCACGGCTTCATTCATTCGTGACTGACCATCCGTCTCCAGAACGGTCAAAACGCCATCAACGTATTCAATTTTGAAACTCTTCATCGGGTTCTCTCTGTTGCTGTTTTCTTGCTGTGGCAGGTCCAGCACAATGACTCCAGATTAAAGTCATCATCGGTACCGCCATGAGCTTTAGGAATGATGTGGTCGACACTTGAGGCTTTCGTGGCAATACCGTCTCGCCTGCAGTTCTGACAAAGGTATTTATCCCTCTTCATGATACGGGCCCGTTTAATTTCCCACGGTCGACCATAACCACGTTCCTGCCGAGTTTTTCCGGGCTGGTAGTTACGCCAGCCATCACCAGCGTGTTGCTGCCGATGCATCTCACAGTATCCACCGACATCATTGGTCACAGTCGCGCATCCTCTGTGCCGGCAAGGTCGTTTAGCGCGTGGTGGCATACACATCCTCGAGCATGAATTGAGGGAGAGTTAAAGCTGAACCATTGATGGGGAACTCTGAAACTGGCAGCGATGCACATGACAAACCGTCATACTCAATCGCCACCAGCCTCCCGCCTATGGATACAATTTTTTTAAGCTCTTCAACGTTTTATCTTTACGAATAAAAAAGCCCCGCAGATGCGAGGCAATACAGACTTTATCCCCATAAAGGGATAAGCAGCATTTTATCCCTTTATGGGGATGGACGTTCTCCCTGATTCGTATATCCGCTCACAGGGCATTCCTGTTTCCCCTGATTTTTTTGTCACATATTCTCGTCCAGGATCTCCTCAAGCCATTAAACCAGCTAAAAAAAAGGCCGCATAGATATGCGACCTTTGGTTAGTACCAGTTAGAAATCTAAAATCTCTCTGGAGCCACCCGGGAGAGATTTTCTGCTTGCTAAATGACCTCTGCCGTTTCGGTGTTGGCTGGCAGTGGTAACGTGAGGATAGCTTCATTTCAGCCATCGATATCATTTAAATGGATGAATAGCTGATTAGACTAGTAATTCGCTATTCTCAAGAACATTCAAAAAGAACAACAGACGTCTGTGCTTATTTTTTTAGCGCAATGATCCGTTAGCCACCAGTAACTAACATATTATTCGATGGTTCCTTAGACAGTGACCCATAAATCTAATTGTTTAACGTACCATTGGATGGGCACACAAATAACCACACCATCCCCAAAGTTGACAGATTTGATAACACACCCTTGTGGCGGAAAAAATTCCGCATCAGTGTGGGGCCGGATCGAGCGCTCAATGCCGTAACGATAACCGCATGGAAGTTGTGGTAGTAAGTTTACTGTCATGAGTGGCTACTTAGTTAAGAGTGGTTTGAGATCCTATAGTGCATGACCCCACCTGAATTAGATACAAACATTTTGATGCTGAAAGCTTGAATGTCTTGTTTTCAGATTCTTTTGTTCACTTAAGGCCACTTATTTCATGTGATATACCTGTTACTTACTCACCGCCCGATAGTACACCTGCCAGCGATACTTATCCAAACGGAGCTGGCGTAGGCACTGAGCGGTTTCTATGTCAGACTGTAAATCTTCATCGCTATCCTTCCCGGCGTCACTTGCTTTGCACGGCGGGCTCATCAAATCCGGGGATGGAGTTGGCAGCATCGATGGCGCGCTGGCGCAGCTGCACAGCAGCATCATCAAACCTGCATACAATACGATTCGGAGACTGAACATATTTCACCACGTCACGGGTTATTGTTTTGTAGATGACCTTACCCGCTTCGTTAGCAGTAGCGGCCTTTTCCTCTACAGGCTTAATGGTATTCTCGGCCTTCTCTCTCTTCTTTGAAGCCTGAGCCTTGATGTGATCAGCGTGAGAACTCCAGCCTGAGCGCCACGAAATCACGTTGGAGGCCAGCAGGATTGTTATAGCGATGATAACGGCGGTTAAGCGATTCATCTTTGCTCCCATAAACAAACTTCACGCTCAATTTCCCTCCGGGTAATAAGTCCTTTCCACTGCTTACCTTTGGCATAGGTCCAGCGGCGCAGTTGATTACATGCACTTTTCTGGTCCCCCTTGTTGATTTTATGAAGCAGAGTAGAGGTCTGGAAGTTCCCGGCACCGACGTTATAGGCGAATGAGTACAGAGCCCCACGCATCGTTTCTGGGATCGGTTTTTTGATGTAAGGGTTGATCTGCCTAGCGACGGTATTCAGGTCTTTATTTAATAGCGCCCGACACTCTGCCTCGGTATAGGTTTTGCCGAGCATGATGTCTTTACCTGTGTGGCCGTAGCAAACCGTCCAGACACCTACCACATCCTGATAAGGGTCGTATCGCACTCCCTCAAGCCCATCATTACCCGTCGGGCCAGTAATGAGTGCAGACGCAATCGCAAAGGCTCCACCGCCGACTGCAGCAAGAACGCTTTTACGTAGTGTCGGAGACATTATTCACCTCGCACAGCTTTTCGCCGGTCTTCTTTAATTTTGAAATACAGATTCGTCAGGTATGTCAGCAAGCCAAATACCAGACTTCCCAGAACACCAATAGCGGCCCACTGGGATGGGGATACTTTGTCGAGCAATTGCAACATCCAGAACCCCGCGTTACCTGCGGACGTTCCGTAGGCAATACCTGTTGTTAGCTTGTCCATTCGATACATACTCCACCTCCGGATTAACGGGGTGCTTTGTGCGTGTAGGGGGTCAGGCCCATCGGGCTGATTTAACAACGAGCCGTATCGATGATGATTCCCGTGAGCCTGAAATGAAAAAGGCCACGCAAATGCGCAGCCTTTGAATAGATCCGCTGGAAAAGAACAGCCCACGCGTTAACGTGGGCTTGAGGTGAAGTTGTGGTGCCGGGTGCTTCCCGGTAAGTCGTTGGTCAGTCACCGTGACTCGCGCTGAGGATTCGCTTCTAACTGTTTACGCCCCTCCGCTAGGGGGATTCACCACCCATAAAACTTAACATCTCAATAACGTCTCTTCAATGCCATGCGTCGCTATGACCTAATTTTTCGGCGCAAAGCATCCTTCTGTTCCGCTTCTTATTGCTTTGAGCCTGTCTCCGTTGAAGGGGAAAGGAGTTCCTGCAAATGAATCCATCGCCTTCCTTGCTTTGATGTTTTTTTGGGCAGATTATGAATAAAAAAAACCCGCCAGAGAAGCGGGAAGAAAATTGGCAACCAAGGCTGTAACGAAAGGAAGGTGCACCTAATAGTCCGAGCTACCGATTTACCAGGAAGCATTCACTTTTGCCGTTACGTTCTATAAACATAGAAGGGCAACCGCAAAAGTAAACCCACTATGAAATATTCAATATGCTTAGTGACAGTGTGGTGCCGGGTGCCTCCCGGTGAGCATGCCCCAGTCGGCATGGCCCGCGCTGCATTTACAGGTTTCTGTAACTGACTGGTCGCCCCTCCGCATAGGGGGATTCACCACCTCAATAATTTATGATGCAAACATTCAAAGTGTCAATATCTGACCATACCGCCAGCGCCTCTGCCATAATATAAGCCAACAACGCCCACTTAAATTGTATGCATTCTAATACTTAAAGCTATTGCGAAGCCCTGACTCAATGTAGCACTCACTGATATCAGGTAAATACGAGGTAAGTAAAATGCTATCTACTGATAACCAAAGAATTTCAGAGATTTTTGAACGTTTGGCAGGAATAGCAGCTAAAACTGCTGAATTAACAAGCAACCCTAATCTATCCCCTGCTCAAAAGCAGGCAGCATGTGACAGTTACTTTAGCGAACATGATCAGTTAACAACCGAAGCCCTAGAGATCTTCAAAAAAATCACTAAAAATCCTCAGTGAATGCTGAAGCATGTGAGATTGCGTATGCAATACGACGATATGACAGGGGTATTGATGCAGCGCATCTCGCGAATACCCCTGTCGTATCGCCGGAAAGCAAAAACCCCGCACGGGCGGGGTTTTCGTTATATTCAGATTGTCGCTTTTTGTCGCTGCCGAGTGGCGCAGCTCTGCCAAGCATGAAGGAATTATCTAACTTTCTGGCCCATTTTCAATACCAAAAAGGCAACATAGCACTTTTTGCTAATCCGCATGAATCGCCTTATGAACAGAAAGGAAAGCTTTTGCTCTGAATATTTCAAGGCACCAGCGCACTCTTTTCCGGGCCTCACTGTCTGTTAACCATGGAGCCACCAGCTGTATTTCCCGTGTTATGTCTGAGATTTTTTTGCGGGTGGTGTAATAGTTAACGCCAACGAGATAAACAGGATCACCCGTTTCAAATATCGCCAGTACACATCGTTCAACAAATTCAACATCATCCTCAGTGATCGCAGCGTCAATGGCAACAGTTGGAGGTTTTGGCCACAAAATGGCATGCGCCCTGCTTAGTGCCTGCCGCCCGCGATAGCCTTCACTCCTTGCCTGCTCGATTGCTGCCGTAAAGCGCTCTAATGCTCTATCTGACCAGTGATCACCCTTTATACCTCGCCAGCATGAATGTCCTGATGGTTTACGCGGGGCTGCACCTCCTCTCATCCCTTCCCCCCAAACAGTAAGCAGAGATTTTATCCAGGCGGACTGAATACCATTAAGGGGAGTGAATCGGCCCAGCCAGCTTTTGCGCGGGACGGCGGCCACTGTTTCTAATCCTGCATGGTGCAGACGGCGTTGACGTGGTGTCATTCTGTTCTTCTCCTTACTACGCCAGAACGCCGAGCGCGTATGCCCGGTCCAGCAATTTAATAATCAATACCGGCTGGGTGCCGTATTCACGCTCAAAAGCGGCAGGGTCATGGTGCAAAGCACGGTGGTGCTTGCGGCATAATGGGATCGTAAAAATATCGTGGGCCTTGGTGCCTACGCCGCCCTGCCCCCAGCCAATAAGATGGTGTGCATCATCTGCAGGCTGCCCGCAGCACATACACGGCTGTTTTTTAACCCATGAGATAAAGTCAGCTGATAACCATCGGCTCCGCTTAGGTCTCGCGAATAGTGTCGCCGGAGCAACAGGATCGACGTTCACAGGAACCAGAGGTTTGCCCGGCGTTGTTATTGCCGTTGGCTTGATTGTTTTTTCGAGACGGGGAGAAAGAATACTGGTGGCCGGTACAGACGGAACAATCTCACTCTCCCTGTAAACCGATTTAATGCCATCGCCTTTAATACGCAGGGATCGGCGCGCCATTTCTTCTGTAATTTCATCGCCAATCCCGGCGCCTACCGCCCACCAGCATAGCTCCGCCAGTGACAATGAGCGCTGCGCGTCCAGACCAAGCGCGATGCGGGCAGTGTCGATTACCCAGTCAGCGTTGTTAACACCTACCAGTTGATTGAGGGTTTGTTCTGTTTGGTTTTTCAGCTCATTATCACAGTGCCAGCATGCGATTATTACACCCGTCGAATGGCGAAACGGGACGAGCTCAAGGTGATGGTAATCGGAATGTGTCCACTGACAGTTTTTAACCTGCCTACGCAACCATGACTCGAGGGCACTAACCCCACCAGCTGCAGTGATAACTGCCTTCTTCATGAAAAAAGGTCTGATCCCCATATCATCCCGCAACGGCTGCCGGGCATCAGGAAGACGTCCACTGGGTATCTTTTTCATGCTTGCCGGCGGCATTTCAACAAGAACTCGGCCGGCACCGAATAACGGCATTAATTCACTACCCGGCTTAAGCAGCACAATTCCAAGATGGCGTGCAATATCCACGTTAAGCAAAGCTCGCATCAGTCCCTCCACATCTTCTGTATGTAGGTTCTGTCAATCCGTGGCGGCTTCTTCGATTCCGGCAACAACACGCGGATCTCCCACGATGCAAAGTCTCTGGATAAGCTCTTCTCAACCACACAGTTATTTTTACGGTATCGCTCCACCAGCTCTGTAGCCTCAGTCTCTGAAAGCTGCTCGTGTAAAAACCAACTTTTCTTCATGGCTGATCACCGAACAGTCGCAAAAACTCAATCGCTCTTTCACGCGCGCCGGGTTCTTCAGCGATCATTTCCTGCAGCAGCTGCACGGCGAGCATAGGCTCCTTTCGCCCGACGATGGAAATTCCTCTTGAGACACGGCGAGAGAGTTTTATAAAATTTTTTCTCTCTAACGCACGCAGATGCAACAGGACAGCATTAGACGAGCTAACGCCGAGCATATCGGCCAACTCAGATAGCGTAGGTGGGTAGCCATGCTGATTGATGTAGGCCACCAGCAGATCGAAAACTTCCTGCTGGCGAAAAGTTAGTTTTGAAGACGAAAGCAAACCGGCGCTCGATGAAGGAGCACCAGTCTGATGGGATTTTGATACTTCGGGGGTTTGCGTCATGGTTTCTCTCCGCGACGCAGCAGGTATAGGTTGTTCAGGCCTATGACGGGATTGTAACAGAACCAGGGGGAACCTGGTAACCAACGCCAGACTTAGCCTTTTCAATCATCTGTGAAAATAGAGAGAGAGTCCCCACGATCTCATCCGGCTGCAAAGGCATAAACGAAACAGTATCGCCGCGTCGGTACATCAGAGCGCGCTCACACACAGGAAAGGATGTCAGACGAGCAACGATCACCCCATCGTCGCATCTGATAATTGCATAGCCGGTGTTCGGCATTTCTTGTTTTTTACTCACAGCCAAATCCTCAAAATAAACCAGGCAAGCCACTGGACCTCAACTTAACAAAACCAGTCATCAGCGCTTTCCCAGGTGTCCTGCAGGATTTCCTCAATACGTTTTTTATCTCCGTCCATTCCACCAAGCACGGTCAAACCATCGGAGCTGGCCCGACGAATCACAAGACTGCAGTTATTAAAGTTTTGATCCAATCGCCGCAGTAGCTCCTTCTCCAGAGCAGGCACAGCGCCATCCGGCAATTTTTTTTGGCGATCAATTGTGATTTCCACTTTCATAACTAGCTCCTCACGCAAGTACTGTATAAATAAACAGTATACTTGTTAGGTGAAATGTTCAAGCGTTTAATGCCACTTTTCGCTAACCCATGCTCATGTTTAGATTGATCTTTTCTCCACAAAGGACGAAATCCGCTATCACAGGGATACAGTCATTTTTGTGGTGATCAACACCTTTGATAAGAAACGTTGCTACCTCTGGCGTTCCAGATTCCGCTCTTGGCACAGAGCGGACAAACTAACTGATTTGGAGGTCCGCTATGAGCGAAGAGCGGACCTAGGACTTGTGGTTGCACAGTGTTTAAACCTGTAGTCAGGCCCTTACAGGCGCGCCGCATTTGGTAATGAAGTTTACAGCGCTATTTTAATGGCTGATATTAGGAAACCGGCCAGTTCATTTGGAGGAATACCCTGGCGAGTGGCCTGCATGCGTCTGCGTCCCTCAGTTCTTATTCTACGTGAACATTTTTTGCTTCCAGAGGGAATGGAGGAAACATGGGTGTCAAACCTCGCACCTGATGATATGTGTCATAGCGGTTATAGCCCTGTTTTTACTAATGGCATGTTGACTATTTATCGCACTAGTGGTAATGATTTGTTACATTCATTATATAACAGGCAGTTTATGACTCTTCTGGTGACGGCTGAATGTGTTGACGATCTGTTAAACGATGTCCATCAGGCGATCCTTACTGGCGGACTCTGGAATACTCCCACTAAAGGAGCAAATATTGAAATTCTGGGAGCCTACCTGATTCTCACCGATCCTCGCCGCAGAATAAGTAGGACAGAATCCCGCGGTAAAATTGTCAGCTGTCTGGGGGAATTGCTATGGTACCTCTCAGCCCAGAACGATCTCGATTTCATCCGGCACTTCATACCTCGCTACGTAAAATACGCTGAATCCGACGGCAGAATACACGGGGGATACGGTCCGAGATTATTTAGTATGCACGGGCTGTATAATCAGTTGGAAAATGTCATCAGTCTGCTGCAGGAGAAAAGAACTACTCGACGCGCGCTGATACAACTGTTTGATGCCTCAGATCTGGTGACGGGTAATCCAGAGCAGACAGAATATGCCGATATTCCGTGCACTATATCGTTGCAATTTATTGTCAGACAAGATGCATTGCATCTTTTTGTCTGTATGCGCTCTAACGATGCCTTTATGGGCTTACCCCATGATGTGTTCTCCTTCACGATGTTGCAGGAACTGGTCGCCCGCCTCACCGGATGCAAACTGGGGTATTATCATCACTTCGTCTCAAGCCTCCATATCTATGAAGAACATTTTGAACAAGTAAAAGCGCTACGACAAGAAGGCTTTATGAGTACCTTGCCGGTGATGGGTGATATGCCCGAAATTCAATCCTTAAAGGACATTACAGTCATCCTTGAAGCAGAAAAGGCTCTGCGGGAAAACAAGGAATTTAATATCGATACTACGCCCTTGAGTGACTACTGGAAGGATCTTCTGCGCGTGATAAAAGTCCATTTTTTGTTACGTTCACATACGTCGGCACACAACGAGCTGGCCCGTCAGGAGCTGACTGCGTTGAATAATCAGGAATACCGATTTATTTTTGACGGGAAAATATAATGAACAGACACAGTCAGGCAAGCCAGTTGGTCGCCGCTCTTCAAAACTTCAGTCGCGATAAACATATCCTAAACGGACTGAGTTCTGCGGCTCACTATAATGTATTAGCCTTTCAGATTATTGACAGTATTCGCCGCATTCGCTATATGTCAACGCTGACATCACGAACCGATTATATGAATCCGCTAAGAAAAGAGCCAAACTCAGATTTATTTGATCCTCTTCGTGCTGCGTGTCTGCATCTGCGTGAAAACAACTATGACGAAGCCTGCTGGCTGGTTTTTCTGGCCACGCATTTTGGCCGGAGTAGTAAAACAGGCTGGGTTTTGTGCCGCGATATTTACAGTGGACTAGGTACCCAGACGTGGACATGGGATGCCATAACTGATGACTTTGATGCATTTGAACAGTGGTTTGCCAGCGTTTCTGATGAGCTGACCCTACATAGCAGTCTAAGACAGTATGGTAACCACCGCAAATATGAAACGAAAAAATATCATTCACGTCGTTCTATACCTGTCGTTTTTCGTTCATATCTCGGATTTATTGGTGCAACATACAGCCACGAGGCCCGGTTTGCAGAAGCAAGGAGCCTCGCGGCAACACCTGCTACTCTTTTCGAATTGCTGTATTCAGGCCTGAATGCGGTGGTTTCATTCGGACGAACCGCCCGATTTGATTACCTGACTATGCTAAGAAAAACCGGACTCATCGAGGCAGAACCGGGGCATGCTTTTTTGAAGGGAGCTACTGGCCCTCTTCAGGGGAGTCGGCTGCTGTTTAGTAACAGCCGGAGCGCAGGTGATAGGCTAGAGACTCTGAATGATAAACTGGCTGAACTTGCCGAAATTATCCCTGCACCATATCTCAGGATGCAGGTCATTGAAGACGCGCTGTGTAACTGGCAGAAGTCACCTGATCGCTACGTCTATTTTGGCGGCTGAACTTATACAATGTCTTCTTTACTGTATCTCACCTTAAGCCGGTTAAGGTGAGAAAAAGGAATGTTGCCCTCATGTTGTAAGTACCCGAGAACAATCCCTTTTGATACGCCTATTTTACGGGCCGTGCGGACGATGTCCCTCCAGTGCCGAACACCATAGCGCCTGAGTTGCTGCCTGTATTCCTCAGGAATGAGGACGTCTACAGCAAATGTATCGGCTTCATTTTCCTCTTCTGTCGACAGGCCTTCTTTACCTTCCGCACGAACCTGCACTGCCTCGTGCAGAATGAGATGCCCAATCTCATGAAACAGCGTAAACCAGAAATGGTCATCGGTAAGATAGCGGAAACTCATGACCAGCGTGGCGCGGTCTGGAGTGAAAAAGCAGGTGGCACCACTGGCCCGGCATCCCTTGGGCGTTGGCAACACGATCAGCGAAACCCCGGCAGTCGCGAGAAGCCGCCGAATGTGAGGGATAAAAATTCCCATATCAGGTTCGTTTGTTGCTCTACGAAGCTCCGGCAAAAGCGCCTGCAGCGCCTTTTTATTCCATTCTGCGCAGACCTGTTTTGCACTCAACTGTTCTGCACGGGTCAGCCATACCAGATCAGCGACAGGCTCAGTCGTCAGATTCAATGATTTACGAAAGGCGACCAGTGGAGCATCAGAATGTATTTTGTGATAAAACTCACTCACGGAGTGTATACCGAAGAACGACAGACAGTGTCGGAATTTACTTTCCCGCGTTGTGGTTTTCGGGATCCAGCCAAACTCCATCATATCGCGTACGGGCAATGATTCCAGCCAGTCGCTGTTAACTTTCTGGATATGTTCTATTTGCCTGCGATAAGCATCTTCGCGCCTGATCCAGAAGTCCGTCGACACACTGAACAGCTCTTCAAGCTTGTCGGCCAGGGACGGATTCAGTCGGAGTTTCCCTTCAAGAAGTTGCTGACCCCGATCAAGGGACAAGCCTATTTTTTTACTCAACTCCTCATCAGAAATTCCGTGTTCATCCATCAGATCTATAATCGTATCACCGGGTGGAGATACCCAGTCAGGCTGGAAGTCCTGCGTTACCATCATTTCACATCACCTATGAACACTAACCGTATCCGGCTGACCTGGGACCAGTCAATCGTATTGTCTTGATTTTTTGGCTGAATCGTATTCCCACAAACAAATCCCATTTTTTTATCGCCCAAAAGGGTAATTGTAATACACTCTTCCCCTTCCTCAAAGCATACCTCCGGCGAACCGACGGGCAATGCTAAAATATTGTCCGCCACGGTGATATCGGAAAGGCGTGCGCGTAGCTTGGATGCTAGTTTCTCACCAAGGTTCTCATTCGCATTGTGCATACTCTCACAAAGAGCTCTTAACTTTTTGCTTTGAAAGGTAATGTACAAGATTATCCACTTTAAATTTTTGTCATTGCTACGTTTATAGCAAACTTACCGTTCAATCACAAAATGCGATGCGTCATCGCAATGGACTCAGCATAGATTTAATGTTTAAGATAGCGCATAAAATGACGGGTACGTAACGGGAATCATGAAATATAAACATCAAGAAACCGAAGCACTGAAAGATGTGTTAGCTGAAATGCAACGGCAGGATGCAAAATGGGGAGCAGACCGCAATCTGGATCCTTTCATCTGGGGGGCTATCCTTGGGGAGGAAGTGGGAGAGTTTCATCAGGCCGTTCTCCATGACCGTTTCGGGGGAAAAGCAGCCGGTACCAGCAGAGAAGAAGCTGTGCAAATTGCTGCAGTTGCGCTGCAAATCATCGAATATTATGATCGCATACAAACCAGCTGACTACTGGATCATCACTGACCATTGTCCTCCTGGCATCGCTTCGTCTTTTTTCCGCGCTTCTTGACCTCGAGGAATGAGTGCCATCTTCTTAAGACGAGTCTGGACGTAATGCTTAGTACACATTACGCTGCCTAGTGACAGAAGAGTCGCGCCACAAGCCAGTATGCCATCATATGGACCGCAAGCTTTACAGAAGATGGCGCTCCCGCCCCCAAAAAGACTTTCTGATTTTTGGTCATTCGGCCTAAGCATTCTCAATTTTCTGCAAACACCCATTGCACAAATCACTCCGGGCTTCACCGAAGCCCAACCTATTGATCAGGGCGTAGCTATCAATCAAAACTAGGCCATTGATTTTTTTTCGAAGAAGACCTCCTCTTTCAAGGCTGTGAGCAATACCCATTGAGATCTCATCACGTCTATATAGTTTTCCAAGCCACTTGTCATCGCAACAAATGACTTCTTCTTGGGGTCAGTGCCGCGACTGAGGTGGCAATGGCCGTCACAACCATTACTCCGTTCAGCAGCGTGTCCAACGCTATGCAAGAGAAGTACGAATGCGTCTCGCTGGCCACTTAATTATTCACGATAAGAACTTAATTTACACAGTCGCTCTCCGCCTCGGCTATGCCTCACAGGCAGTGTTTAGCAGAGCTTTGAAACGCATCAATGCCTATCCACCGAGCGTTATGCGGCAACGCTCAGCGAGAAGCATTAATAAAGTAAATGTGTGAACATTATATCTATCATTTTCTGGAGTTGCAGCAGTGGGCGTGTTGAGAATTAAAAATTGAGTGGAAACGGCTTGTCATCACTCAAAATATCACAATTTCCTTAATGTCTGCTCCTGGCACTCAGCGGACATCTCAGCTTTGCCTCATCCCGGAATATTTGAACTTAGCTTTGACATCCCGTACCAGATGCTGTTGATTCCATTTTAGGCATAATCAGCACCTCGTCGCATTGCGCAGGCAGCGGTTGCGCATTTTGGCAAGCAACCAGAGTTCGTTTGCTGTTGTAGTCATCCCAAGCATCGATGTGTAAACAGTCGCAGCCCGGCGCCACAGCTTTTTGTCTTCCAGCGTCTTCGCCAGGGCCAGTGCGTCCTGGATTTTTTTCACATCCTCTTCAGATAATTGTGTTACAGCCTGCGGCAGGGCAACATCGGGAACCTCAATGCCTGCAACAACTCGGTAGACATACTGGCAACCGTTATGGGTACGATGGAGTTTTCCCGCGGCATGGAGCTGCCGCAGCAAGTTACCTGCCGTACTGGCTTGCAAGTCCAGCGCATCGCAGACATCCTGCAGGACGCATTCTGGCGTCCGGCTAACGATGGCAAGCACCATCTGCGCTTTGGTTACTTTGGTTTTTGATTGTTTGGTCATGGTCAAAACTCGTTTACTTGGTTAAACCTGCCGCCTTGCGGCGTTTGTACTCTTCCATCAGAATCTGCGCTGGCGTCGGTCCTGCTGGATGTCTCGGTGCTGCCAACTGCTGACGAATTGGCGGAATCGAAAACCCGTTAGCCAGGTGTTTGGTCCATTTCGTGAGTAAGTTTTCTGCCAGTTTTTTCAGCTCTCCCTCCGTCAGGTTCCTCTCAACTCCGGTTCTGCGCATCTCAATGCAAATGTGATAGAGAACATCCTGTTTCCATGGGTATTTGTCGCTGCCCGAGTATCGGTAAGACTCATTCCTCCAGCGCTTGTATTCCGCCATTATAGATTCGGATGTCAGATTGAACGGGTTAGCACCGCTGGCAGATACCAGAGCAACGAATTCAGCCAGATCCGGTGGCCATGTGTTACCCGCGGCGCAGCGCTCCATGCACTGACTGCAGACCAGGGTAATCTGGGCTTCACTCATCGATCCGATCTGGGCAATCCACATATCCGAGGGCGCCGCCCCGTTCTTCTGGGTCCACCGGTTCGAAAATATTTCCCCCATGACTGTCCATAGCCGCCATGCCGTATCCGCCGCCAGCAAGTCCGTTTTGCTTTTCCCAGCGTTCTCTGGCTGCCTGAATTTCCTGAACTGCCCGGGATGCGGTGTTAACTGGTTGAATTCCTGCATGGTCTTTACCTCCGGTTGCTGGTTGCGGTTTAGATTTGGCTCTGGCACTTATCACGCTGCGGGCAAATTTCTGCTCCCACTGAATCTGAGTGAACACTTTCCCCTCGGATTTCCAGTACGCGGTGAACTCTGCCAGCTCTGTCGGCAGGTATGCCGGTTCGGGAAGCGCTATACCCCAGGTAGCAGCCAGTCGCGGCCAGTCCTGTGACGGCAGCCAAAGGTCGTGCATGGCGAATTTCCCGATCGGAATATCCACTCCAGGCAGATACTGAGGTTGCTGGGGAAAATTTCTCTCCTGCGCATAGAGAGTGGGGTTTGATCCTTTTCCCTTCCCTTCCCTTCCTTTTCCGTCAGTGAGTCCTCCATGAGGATTCACTGAGTCCTCACTGAGCCCTCCTTGATTAGGAGCTCTCTTTTCTTCCTTTCCTGCCTTAGACTCAGTGAATTCTGGCGGAAGAGGTATTTTTGAGGCCGAAGGCCTGTTTATTTTTTGATGCTTAAGGAAACCTTTAATCTGCAAATAGCAGACATCATTCACTGAATACTCAGTGAGTAATCCATGAGTAATCAGTTCCTGTATTAGTGGTTCGCAATCGAGCGCGTCCGCAGGGAAGATTTGCATCTTCAACCGTTTTGGCGAACGCTCAAGGCATCCCATATCGTTGGCGAAGTTGAACAACCCGATAAACAGGAGACGCGCTGGAATTGAACATTCCACCACCTTCTCATCTGTCCAGAATTCAGGTTTAACTGTTCTGATGCGGGCCATCTGAAACCTCTTATTAACCAGCTGGTGCTGGTGGTCATTGTCAAAACTCGATTAAAAAAATTGCGGCGCTACGGCGCTGATGCTCGCCAGTAGTGGTCCCGCCGCATCTGCAGGGAGCATGTTAAAAAGTGCAATTGCAGCTTCCCGTATTTCACGCTCTAGTTTCTGCAGAGGTGCGCCAAGTAACTTGGCCTGGTGCGCTTCGCTGCATTCTTTGATTGCATTGGCCACCAGCTCAGTTTCAGTTAAGCCATGTTTTAGGCCATGTTTGCGCGCGATCTCTATCGGCATTGCATCAGCGATCGCCGCCGAAAGCTGGATGACATAACTGGTGTACTTCTCTGAACCGCCCTCGTTTTTCAGGTAGCGATACAGATTTTGTTTATTGACGCTGATACCGCGCCCGTTTTGTTTCTCCCACTGTTCGACCACCAGCTGCGCGACGTGGTCTTGCGCACGCCCAGGTAATGAGGACTCCCATTCCTGAACGGCGGCCAAAATGGCTCGGCATTTCTTGCCGTCACGCCGACGGGGCAAATACTGATTTTCCGTTTTCAGTTGCATACTCATCACCGGAGTATGATTTTCAAAAGAGGTGGTTTGCATGGTCACTCCTTAGGTATTCCATCCGTCGGATTCGGATATAGATCAGGACGTAATTCATGAGGCGTAACGCCCGTTGCATTAAAAACCTGTAAAACTCGCGATGAAGGCACAATACCTTTTGTTTTCCACTGACTTACTGCCATGCCGCTTACTCCAAGCGTTGATGCTAATTTATTGGCTGAGCCAGCTACTCGAATTGCGTTATCAAGGGCTGTCATATCTATCTCCTCGTTAAGTTAGGCATAATAAAGCATAGGTTTATATTCAATGCAAATTTTTAATTTATTGTGACTATAAACTAAACCTTTACAATGGGCTTATGAAAAACACTGAAGAACTCAACAACCAACTGATTGCTCGTTTGGAAGAAATTACTCAAAGAGGGATCAGCAAGGCGGATATGGCTCGCATTGCTGGAGTTACACCTCAAGCGGTGAATGGGTGGTTTAAGAAAGGAGTAATCAGTAAAAAGTCCGCAATTGCCCTCGCGGAAGCTGCCAATGTGTCTGTAACTTGGTTGCTTGGAGAGAAAGTATCTGAAGATTCAGGCCTCAAGCCAAATGAGAGCAAAATGTTACGTCTGTTTAGGCAGTTACCTGAGGCTGAACAAGAGAGAATGATTGATACGTTTGAAGTCCGCCTAAAAGAAATCGATGATTATGTTGAGAAATATCTCCGTGGTCGATTTAAGGCTAGCGACACTAACTAACATCTCTGATCTCACCCCATGAAACCGGCAAATGCCGGTTTTTTTTTGCCTGCCGCGCAGCCTCAATCACTCCAACAGCTCCCCTGTCTCGATTAAAGCAAAAGTTTGCATCTGTATAAATCCAATGTTGACATCAAACATAAACCAATGCTTTAATCATTCCATCGCAGCAAGTCATCGAGGCAGGAAGCCCACGAAGTAGCTGCCGGCGGCATACGAAACACCGGATGAGATGACAGCAATATCAATCGCAGCAGGTTCAACGTTCGGCTGCCCGGCCTTAAGGGAAAGAAATGAGTATGGATAAAGCATATGAAGACTATTTTGAAAGCCTCTCTGAAGGTGAGGAGGCGCTGAGTTTCAGCGAGTTTACCGCGGCGCTTTCAGGTAAGCCGGCAGACTGCGCCTCTTTTGAAATGTAATGGAAATCCTGCGCGCTTCGTGGTGGTGAATTGCAGGGTGAAAAAGCTCAATCGTGAAGATCAGCGTCACGACACCACCGACGAAGCGCGTCGAAGTAGTGAAAATAAAAAATCAGGGTTTGCAATGCGGTGAATGCGGCTATGCGCACGCGACACAGTTAAAAAAGTAAACATGGCGGTTATTCACACGTTGTGGGGAAAAAGTTGTCGGCGGTAGTTGTTAACTGGCTGCCGTCACCGGGAGGCACCCGGCGCCGCATTGCAAAACCACATCCTAATACTGAGTTAACTGGAGATAACTATGAAGGATTTTGCCCGAGTACCTACCGGGAACCAGGCGACCCGCCTGAACTGGTTCGAGGTGAGACTACGCCAGCTGTGTTACTTGCTGGCGCAGAAAGGAAACCCTGAGGCTGAGGCATGAATACCCTGTTTGCCCTTGTCATCAGCGTTTGTGCTCTCACTGGTGAATGCTCTGATGTTCTGATCGGTGTTTATCCATCAGAGGCCAGTTGCAACAGCAAGGCCGATGAACAAAAAGTACAGGGCCAGTGCCTCCCCTACCGAAATGCACAAAACATGGCTGACGACCAACAGCCTGCAGCGAGTTTTTGAATCGAGTTTTGACCAATGGCCGTTACGGCCGGAGAAGTGATTATGGAATTTGGAATGAAACGCGTTCTGGCATCTGTCCAGGCCGCCGCCACTTTGAATAAGCTCTATGACGGCTCGCCCGTTTCACTGACGGCCATCAGTAAAGAGTCAAAGCTGTCTACTTCATACCTTGAGCAGATCTTCAAAAAGCTGCGGGCGGGTAACCTGGTAATTTCACAGCGTGGCCCAGGTGGTGGTTATAGCCCCCGCGGCGATGACATCACCGTTACAGAAGTGATCACTGCGGTATCTAAACTGCCAGCCCATAAAACTTTTGAGCCTATCCTGCGAGCGCTTGACGACGTTCGCGTATCACAGCTGCTGCGGGCCGATTCGCCAGCCCCATAAAGCACAAAACCCGCGCAAGGCGGGTTAAGTACCCGGTCAGCCGACCAAAGCTTTCCGGAATCGAGTTTTGACCAATGACCACCACCAGGGCGGCTGCCATCAGCTGCCGGGTATCTTACAATCCAAAGGAGCCCAAACGCAATGAACAACTACCCGTATCTGATTAAAGCGAAGGCAAAAGCAAACGAAGCGAAAAGTCTCTTCTGCTGGTTCTCTGCTAAATCCGATTCTCGCGCCGAGCGCAAAATCCTGGACATCCTGGAAGACGCTGAAATTAACGTTGGCCGCGGCGCCAGCCATCAGCTGCCGATCCGCACCAACTGGCTCATCGTTGATGACTTACCGGAAGAAGGTGTACTGGATGACACCTGGTGCGATCGCTACGAGCTTGGTGGTGAAGACGGGCTGACATGGCAAAAAATCGTTGCGCCAGCGGCTGCTGAACCACAGCCCTCCAGTAAACCAGAAAACGATGTCTCTCCTGCAAATAGCGATGAAGAGGACTATTCGAACAATGAAGAAGCACTCTTCAACCTGGCGGAAATGTCATTCCGCACGCAGCTGCTTGCCCAGTATATGGCCGACGAGCGTCACGTGTATCACATTAGCATTCCTCATCGTAACCGCCTTTCAGCGATGGAAATGGATACGGATAATCACGGTGTGCAGAATCTGCTGCTGACGGCAGAAAATATTCCGGAGCTTAAAAAATATGATATGCCTGGCCTGTGGAAATTTACCAGTGCATTTAAGAGCGTATTTCCTGTGGGGAAACGCCATGAGCTCGGCAAGCAAATTCAGTTCGCCAAATTGTGGCTTGAAACGTCGCACATTGACCGCGGGATCCTTACAAAGGAATGGGCTGCTGGAAACTATATCACCTCAATAAACAAAACCGATGCCGGCGCCAATGCTGGCGGCGGTAACAAAACTGACCGCAATCCGGATTATCAGCATTCGCTGGATACTCTGGATATAGAGATCGCTCTTGCAACGATGCCTATGGATTTTGACATCTATAATTTTCCGGCATCAGTCCACCGCCGCGCGAAGGAAATAGTACAGAAGAAAGAAAGTCCATTTAAAGAATGGTCTGCAGCATTACGGAGCACACCAGGCATCCTTGATTATTCCCGTGCAGCGATTTTTGCACTGATCAGGGAAGCATCCAGTGGAATAACTCCTTTTCCAGATCGGTTGCGTGGCTACATCAACGCGAATCTGACTGAACATAAGCATGATACCCCGAGCGCTGAGACGCTTACCAAGGCGGGACATATTCCATCTGCTGCAGTCACACTGGATGCAACAAACCAAGTAATCGCCGGAGAGGATAGCAGTGCAAAACTGGAAACACTCTCCTCCGACATTAAAGCAGTTGGTGCCGAACTGGTAAAAGAGGCTCAAAAGCAACGTCCGGACGCTAATCAGGTTCTGGCCGCCGAGCGCGGCGAATATGTTGAAGGGGTTAGCGACCCTACGGATCCGAAGTGGGTAACCGAAGACCTTACCAAGACCAGGCAGCCTGAAGTTTCAAAAATTGGGGACGGAGTATTTTCCATTGAAGGTCTTGTTGACGTTACGGGCAAGGTTAACCAAAAAGAAAAAACAGATGAAGTTGTTCATCAAACGGATTCTGTAGATATTGAATCCGGTCATCATAATAAGGAGGAAGATCAGCCAATTGATTATGTTCACGTTATGGTTGATCTGGAAACCATGGGTAAAAAACATAACGCCCCTATCGTCGCTATTGGTGCGGTTTTTTTTGACCCGGCAACCGGCTCTATTGGAGAAAGTTTCTATAAAGTCGTATGCCTTGAATCCTCCGTGAACTGGGGCGCCGTAATCGATCCATCTACTGTTATCTGGTGGCTTAAGCAGTCCTCCGAAGCACGCTCTGCGATCGTAAATGATGATGCTATCCCGTTGCAGGATGCATTACTCCAGTTCAGAGAATTTGTTTCTGATAATGTCGCTGGTGGGAGCAAAAAGGCGCAGGTATGGGGTAACGGTGCGTCATTCGACAACTCTATTCTGCGTTCTTCTTACGATTGCATTGCTGAAGATTATCCGTGGGAATACTGGAACGATCGGGACGTACGAACAATGGTAGAGCTCGGCCAAGCCATTAGCTTCGACCCCAAAACAACGATCCCGTTTGAAGGGTCTCGTCACAATGCCCTCGCTGATGCTATTCATCAGGCCCGCTATGTATCAGCGATCTGGCAGCGAATAATTGCCGGCAATCAGGTGCTGCAAAAATTGATGCAAAACTGATTTTGTATTTTCAGATACTGGCCCAGCAATGGGCCATGATGAGGTAAAACATATGCTCCAGATGTTAACCCTTGAAGAGTGGGCAAACGAGAAATACAGAAGCAATCCTCCAAGTGTTTCCACTCTCAGGAATTATGCTAAACAGAATATGTTTTCTCCCCCAGCCAAAAAAGAAGGTCGGTTTTGGCGTGTCAGGGAGGATGCCGAGCTGGTCGGCGAGCTGACTACTCCGATAGTAAAGAAAAACGATCCTGTTCTATTGCAGAGGATTTTAAACGATGGCTGCCAGACCACGTAAAAATAACGTAACTATTCCAAACTTATACCCGCTTTATAGTCGTAAGGTTAATAAAGTCTACTGGCGCTATAAACATCCTGTTACCGGGAAATTCCACAGCCTGGGTACAAATGAGGCTGAAGCCATTGCAATAGCTATTGAAGCAAATAAAAGGCTGGCCGAGCAGCAAACCCGCCAAATCATGGCAATCACTGACAGAATATCCACCAGCAAAGGCAAAGCGATATCGACTAATACCTGGCTTGAGCGTTACTGGAAGATTCAAGAGGAGCGATTGAAGTCTGGAGATATCAAAGAAAATACCTTCAGACAAAAAGCCAAACCAGTCTCTCTCCTTAAAGAACGCGTAGGAATGAAATTAATCTCTACTGTTAATGTTCGCGATATTGCTCAGATTCTGGATGAATATTTATCAGAGGGGCAACCCCGAATGGCACAGGTAATACGCTCTGTTCTAATCGATGTGTTTAAGGAGGCCCAACACGCCGGGGAAGTCCCTCCAGGTTATAACCCGGCACTATCAACAAAACAGCCTCGACGAAAGGTCACTCGCCAGCGCCTCACACTTGAGGAGTGGCAAAAAATTTTCAATATTGCCGATGCAACACACAAATATATGGGGAATGCCATGCTGCTGGCCATCGTCACAGGCCAGAGACTGGGGGATATATCCCGGATGAAATTTTCAGATATTTGGGATGACCATCTTCACATCGAACAAGAAAAAACCGGTAGCAAGATCGCCATTCCATTGGCTTTGCGGTGCAATGCAATTAGCTGGAGCCTTCGCGATGTAGTCAGCCGTTGCCGGGATAATGCAGTTAGCCCATATATGATTCATTTTTTCAGAACCACGTCACAGGCGGAACGAGGCGCACAGGTGAAAGCCAGAACGCTGACTATGAATTTTAGCAAGGCAAGGGATACCGCGGATATCAACTGGGGGGAAGGAACGCCGGCAACGTTCCACGAACAAAGATCGCTTTCCGAACGGCTTTATAACGCTCAGGGGATAAACACGAAGGATTTACTGGGGCATAAGACTCAACAGCAAACAGACAAATATCATGATGACCGCGGGAAGGGATGGACAAAGGTGGCGTTATGAGGTTTTCTCGATGGGGTTTTGATAGCTTTTTTATAACCAAACGAAAACTAATTTCCACCTACAGCATTCTCTATAGGAACGATTATATAAGTTACAGAGTGTAAATACTAAGGAGCCACTTGGAAATAACGCCTAACAACAGACAATCTGCAACAATGATAATAGAAGAAAATATTGAAAAAAAATAAATTCAAAGTGAGGGGGACGCCCTCACTTATATAGCTAACAAACTTCTGTCCCACTCAGTTGGAAAGTTATAGGAGATATTTTACCTCTAAATTTATATGGTTTAGAAAGCAATAGCTTTTCCATTACACCATTATTTACAACTCTCTTAGCATATTCTTCGTCTGTTAAATTTGCTGCCAAGAATGAAAATCTATTACAAACGATCCAAACATTGAAGTCTGCTATCTTAATATCCTCTTTATAAAAACAGTCTTTAAATCTTTCTGACATAAAGTCATCAACTGCCGTTTCGTATTTCTTTTTTATATTTTCATGATCAAGTCTAGCTACCCTAGCCACATCTTTAAGCTCGATAATATAGATAGAATATTTATTATCTCCCCTCCGTATTACCAATAAATTATCGGGTGATGGTGGAGTAATGGGTAAGCGAAGACTATTATAATAACTATCAACTGATAAGTTGATTATTTTTTCATTGATCAACTCACCTTCCCCAGAATAAAAATCATCATCCAATTTAATAAATACGTTATTTTCTTTAACGTCTACTCGCAAGAACTTACATAATATTTCAGAGGATAAGATAGCAGGAATCAT